CTCTGGCTGATCGAAGAGATATGAATGCCGATGAGACTGTAGAGAAAAAGGCTAAACCTAAAGGAAATTCCTTTGTTCCTAAAACTAGCAAAGGATTTGTTAATTCTTGGCGTTAAAGGGTAAATAAATGGCAAATGCTTTTGATGCGGCTAACGCTCCTGAAGGTGTACCGTCAGAAATTATAAAAGGCGATTTCGTTCAGTGGAAAGAGTCTGACTTGGTGACTGACTATCCATCTGATTCTTATACTTCCACATTCATTGCTCGACCCACTGCGGGAGGGGCTAATGAAATATCTGTAACTGCAACCGGTTCTAGCAGTTACTATCTGTTCAGCATAACAAGTACTGCGAGCGCCGCCTTTAAGAAGGGCGATTACTCTTGGCAGTTAAAGATCAAGCGCAACTCTGACAATGCTCAAGTGGTTATTAGGCAAGGCAGTGTTAAAGTATCTACCGATGTTGCTGCATCGACAAGTGATTCTCGTTCACACGCGCAAATCATGGTTGACAAGATAGAGTCGTTGCTTGCCGGCAAAGCTGACAGTGACGTTTCTAGTTATTCTATAGCCGGTCGCTCTTTGACCAAGATGACGTTTGCAGAACTGCAAGATGCTCGTAACTTTTATAGGGGCGAAGTCATCAGGGAGCAAAACACCCTTGATCTCAAGAATGGCCGAAAAGGCGCTTCAACAATACAGGTGAAATTCTAGATGGGACTTTTTGATAGATTTAAGCCGAAAAAAGAGCCTAAAAACAAGATATTTAAGCGGGCTTATGCGGCAAACAACCAAGGGTATCTGTTTAGCGACTTTAAAGCGTCTGAATCGAGTGCAGATACTGAATTACGACCCGCTTTACGCAATTTAAGGGCCAGGTCCAGAGATTTAGCCCGAAATAACGAATATGTACGCAGATATTTGGATTTATTGCGGAATAACGTAGTAGGTGACAAAGGTTTTAACATACAAAGCAAAGCGTATGATTCTGTCGGAAAGTTAGATACAGATGGCAATCAGAGGGTCGAAACTGCGTTTAAAGCGTGGGGAATGCTTGGGAATTGCACTGTTGACGGCAAAATGACTTGGATTGACGCACAAAAGCTTGCTATTGAGTGTTTAGCCCGTGATGGTGAAGTTTTTATCATCAAACATCGAGGTGCATCGTTCAAAGATTCATTTGCGCTTGAATTTATTGAGCCAGATCAGGTTGACGAGCAAAAAAACGAGCGTTTGCCTAATGGAAACGAGATTCGAATGGGTGTTGAGCTTGATAGGTTCAAAAAACCGGTCGCATATCATGTTTTGAGTTATCATCCAGGCGATTATGACTATACAACCGCAGGAAAGGCGGCAAAACACATCAGAATCACTGCTGACAGGGTAATTCATCTGTTTAAGTCAAATAGAGCCGGTCAAACTCGCGGAGAGCCGTGGTTGGCTTCTAGCATTTCTGCATTAAAGCAACTAGGTGCGTTAAGAGAGGCGGCAATCGTAAATGCGCGCATCGGTGCGTCTAAAATGGGCTTTTTTGTGTCCCCTGGCGGAGATGGATTTGTCGCAGACGAGCTAGATGGCAATATGCCGATTATGGATGCTAGCCCAGGCACATTTCATCAGTTGCCAAACGGCGTGGATTTTAAGTCATTTGACCCGCAGTACCCTAATAATGAGTTTGATCCTTTCCACAAGTCTGTTTTGCGCGGCATTTCAGTTGCTATGGGTGTTGGGTATACAACGCTATCAGGTGATTTAGAAGCTACAAGTTATAGCTCAATCCGCCAAGGTGCGCTAGAGGAGAGGGATAACTACAAAAACTTGCAGCAGTTTATGGTCGATCATTTTGTTTGTCCTGTATTCGGGAGTTGGTTGGGTAGCGCGATGGAATTAAACACGTTTGGCATCCCTGTCAGGCAGTTCGACAGATTCTATACAGCGGCTCACATTCGCGGTAGAGCGTGGTCTTGGGTTGACCCGCAGAAAGAGATGGCGGCGGCTGTGAATGGCCTTAAAAACGGCATTCTGAGCCTTCAGGACGTTGCCTCGCAGTATGGTAAGGACGTTGAGGAGTTGCTGTCACAAATCGCTAGAGATAGAGACACGGCAGAGCAGTTTGACATCAAGTATGCGCTTGAGCCGTTTGGTGCAAACTTTAATGCTGTTAATCCTGATATAATTGGTGAAGATGATGCCGAAGTACAAGGGTAAAGACATTAACACCAAGCCTAGTGACGGAATGGTGTCAGAGGCTAAAAAGGGTCTTGCTTGGCGAAAAGAGCATGGGCGTGGCGGAACAGAGGTTGGTGTAGCCCGTGCTAGAGATATACAGAATCGCAAAGAGTTGTCGTTTGATACGGTGAAAAGAATGTATTCGTTTTTTTCGCGGCATGAAGTAGACAAGAAAGCGAAAGGGTTTCGGCCTGGTGAAGAGGGTTATCCGTCTGCCGGTCGCATAGCATGGGCGCTATGGGGCGGTGATGCCGGATTCTCGTTTTCCAGTAGAATCGTTAAGCAGTTGAAATCTAGTGACGAAAGGTCAGAAGAAGTTATGGAAGATAGGGCAGAGATTTCTGGTGGTGTTAAGAAGGCGCTAGCCAAGAAAGCTGCTGACCATAACGAGAAGGTTGGTGATGCCGCAAGCAAGCGAACTAGCACGAGAACATTAGAGGCCGTGTTTAAGCGCGGTATAGGCGCATATAAGACCAATCCAGGCTCAGTGAGACCAACGGTTAAGTCTGCGGAGCAATGGGCTTACGCGAGAGTTAATAGCTTCCTTTACGTTCTTAGGAACGGTAAGTTTAGAAGCGGAAAGCACGACACAGATTTATTGCCGTCTGGTCATCCGATGGCAGGGAAAGAGAGATCACTTGAAGAGTTTATTGATGTTGAGGCGTTTATTATGAGCGAGGAAGTAGAGGTAGAAGAAGTAATCGAAACTGCCGAAGAAGAGCGTTCTGAAGAGATTGTAGATGAGCTTACTGAAGAAGTGAGTGAAGAAGCTGTCGAGGAAATTGAAGAGCGCCAAGCAGTAGAAGTACAGCACAGGGCGATGGAGATGGATATGTCTCCAATAGACGAAGACAAAAGGACTGTTAGAATGGCAATCTCTAGCGAGGAGCCAGTTGACCGCTCTTTTGGCAAAGAAGTATTAGACCATGACGAAAGATCGATTGATTTGTCGTTTTTATCAAGTGGTCGAGCCCCTCTGTTACTGGATCACGATCCTGAAAAACAGATTGGCGTAGTAGAATCAGTAGAGCTTGATGGGCAAGCGCGTAGACTGCGCGCTAAAGTTCGCTTTGGAAAAGGCGAGTTGGCTCGTGAGGCATTCTCTGACGTTGTTGATGGAATTAAGGCTAACATTTCGGTTGGCTATTCTATTGGCAAGATGGATCGGGACAGAAATGACAAAAACATGTATCGCGCAACGTCATGGAAACCGGTAGAAGCAAGTTTGGTGTCTATTCCTGCCGATATGACAGTTGGCGTTGGGCGGTCGAGCGAACCTTCAAACAAACCCGTAATTAAAACTTCATTTGTTGAGGAAAATAAAATGTCAGAAGTTGATATTGAAGCGGTTAAGGCTGAAGCACAGCAAACCGCACAGCGTAATGCAGCTCAAATTGTTGAGCTTGGATCTCGTCACAACCAAAGTGAAATGGCTCGTAAAGCAATTGCTGAAGGCCGTAGCATTGAGGAGTTCCGTGGTGAGTTACTAGAAAACATTGGTTCACAGCGCGCCCTAGAAGATCAGGAAGTGGGCATGACTAAACAAGAAGTTAAGAAGTTTAGCCTGGCCCGTGCTGTAAATGCTTTGGCTAACCCAACTGATCGCCGCGCTCAAGAAGACGCTGCGTTTGAGTTTGAGTGTTCACGAGCCGCCGCAGACCAGTATGGCACAACTGCACAGGGCATCATGCTTCCTGCTGAAGTTCTCCGTACTTGGAAGCGCGACATGAACTCTTCAGACGACTCAGCTTTGTTTAGCGATGACTTCCGTGGCGGCGACTTCATTGACGCTCTGCGTAATCAGTCTTCTGTTATGCAAGCCGGCGCGCGCATGTTGGGCGGTCTTAGCGGTGACGTTAAGATTCCAAAGAAAACTGCCGCTTCAACTGCAGCTTGGATTAGCACTGAAGGTGGTGACTCAACTGAAAGCGAAATGACTGTAGGTCAGGTGTCATTGTCTCCTAAGACTCTTGGCGCATTCACTGACGTTACTCGTCAGCTTTTGATTCAGTCTAGCTTAGACGTTGAAGGTCTGATCCGTGATGACTTGAGCCGTGCGTTGGCAATCGCCATCGACAAGGCCGGTCTAGAGGGTTCTGGCTCTTCTGGTCAGCCTACTGGTGTCTTGAACCAAACTGGTGTTAACCAGGTAACTAACTTTGCGGCGGCTAACCCCACTTTCGCAGAAGTAGTTACTTTGGAGACTGCTGTTGCAGAAGACAACGCTCTTCAGGGCAACCTGTCTTACATCATGCCCGCTTCTATGTACGGCGCTCTCAAAACTACTGAGAAAGCCACTGGTACTGCACAGTTTGTTGTAGAGCCAGGCGGAAGCATCAACGGATACCGAGGTATTGTTTCTAATCAGGCTACTGCCGGAAACTTGTACTTTGGTAACTTTGACGATCTTCTGATCGGCATGTTTGGTGGTCTTGATCTTACTGTTGACCCATACACTATGTCTAAGAGCGGAACTATCCGTCTGGTTGCTTTGCAGTCAGTAGACATGGCTGTACGTCACGCTGTAAGCTTTGCTTTCGGTAACGATGGCTAGTAATTAGTCGGGGGGTTTCGGCCCCCCTTCTTTACTCAAGTCGATTCAAGTAGTCGGCTTAATTAAAGGAGAAGATTATGAAGTATGAAGTTGTTAAAGGCTGTGTGATTTCAGGCCAAGGCTATAAGGCCGGAGATGTTGTTGATCTAGAAGATAAAGTCGTCATTGATTCGTTGATGGGGATTGGCAGAATAATTCCGCACACAGAGCCGGAGGTAATCGTTGACCGCAGTGTTGGTCTAAATGATGATGCTCCTAAAAAGAGAGGCAAAAAGAAAGCCTAATGGTAGAGAGCGCCGCTGATAGGTTGATTATGCTTGCCGATTTTGGCGAGCAAGTGACATATACTCCGGTCAATGGTGGGTGTAAAAAAGTCACGGCCATCTTTGATCAGGTATATGAATCTGTCGAGGTAGGCGGATCTGTGCCGTTTGCGCTGAGTCAGCCTAGATTGACTGTTAGAACATCTGACGTATCTGGTGTGGCAGAGGGTGATAGTTTTTTAATCAGGTCATTTAGTTATAAAGTTACAATTGTGATGTCAGATGGGACCGGGATAACTGAACTAGCACTAGAGGCTCAATAATGGCTCATGTTAGAAAGCTAATAAGGGACAATGTTACGACAGCCCTTACAGGTTTAACGACTACTGGTAGCAGAGTTTATCAGAGTAGAGTATACCCATTGGCGGCGGCAAAACTGCCAGGATTGCTTATTTATAGCAAAGATGAGGCGACAGAATATCAAACTATTGGGTTGCCCAGGTTACAACTGAGAACCGTTTCTTTTACTGTAGAAGCATATGTTAAAGGCGTATCTGCTTATGATGATACCTTAGACCAGATATGCTTAGAGGTAGAAGAGGCTTTGTATACAAATTCAACACTGGGAGGCTATGCGTCAGATGTTATGGTCACTAGTTTTGAAGCAGATTTTAATGGTGATGGTGATCAGCCGGTAAGTCGGGCTACTCTCACTATTGAAGTGCAGTATCAAACATTGGAAAATGATCTTGAGGCTGTTGTTTAGTGGCGATTTTCGCTGACGTTAATTAACGCGCTATGGCGCTTAGAGGTATTTAAAAA